GGGCCGATACTGCTCTAGAGGCTGACCTGACAAATGCTACAGCTGCAACTATCAATCAACTGCGTCAGGCCTTTCAAATTCAAAAACTCTACGAACGCGACGCCAGGGGCGGCACACGCTATATCGAAGTAGTAAAATCTCACTTCGGAGTAACCTCTCCTGATGCCCGCTTACAACGTCCAGAATATCTCGGCGGCGGACAATCAAACATCAACATCGCACCAGTCGCACAAACCTCCAGCACCGACGGAACGTCGCCACAAGGCAACCTCGCTGCCTTCGGAACGGCTGGTATCTCCGGACATGGCTTTACAAAATCCTTCACTGAACATTGCGTGCTTCTCGGTCTCGTATCGGTCCGAGCAGACCTGACCTATCAACAGGGTCTTAATCGCATGTTCTCACGCTCAACTCGCTGGGATTTCTACTGGCCGGCTCTAGCCCATATCGGCGAACAAGCAATCCTCAATCAAGAAATCTACACTCAAGGGGATGCTAATGATGCCCTCGTCTTCGGCTATCAAGAACGCTTCGCGGAATACCGCTACAAACCTTCAGTACTCACTGGCGCTTTCAGATCAAATGCCGCTACCTCTCTCGACAACTGGCACCTGGCTCAAGATTTCTCCGCACTCCCGGCGCTTAACTCCACTTTCATCCAAGAAACTCCGCCAGTCTCAAGAGTTGTCGCAGTCACCACTGAACCGGAATTCATCTTCGACAGCTGGTTCTCACTCCGCTGCGCCAGGCCTATGCCCATGTACGGCGTTCCTGGACTTATAGACCACTTCTAATGGGTCTCTTCTCGGGGATCACAAGCGCAATCGGCAGCATTGTTAAACCCCTTGCTGTGGGGGCTGGCGCATACTTCGGCGTACCCCCCGGCATCACAAATTCAATCATATCCGGCATTGGCGGAATTGGTTCAACAGTCGGCTCCGCCGTCGATCAAAATCTTCCAGCAATAATGGCTGGCGGCGCTAACTACTTCGGGAGCGTCAAACACAATGAATCTCAAGAACGCATCGCGAAAATGGCAACTACGTCTAATATTCAACAGGCTCGCGAGGCAACTAAGGCAACCGAAGCTATGCAACGCTTCGGCGTTCACGCAACACAAGGAATGCAACAATCACAAATACAATCAGCGGAAGGAATGGCTAACCGGGCTACCTCGGCAACTGAGGGTATGGCCGCTCGCGCGACGGCTTCAACGGAAGGCATGGCACAGCGCGCAAACCTACAAACTCAACAACTGGCACGAGAACAAATGGCCTTCCAAGAACGAATGTCAAACACCGCAAGGCAACGTGCCGTAATCGACCTCAAAAAAGCCGGAATAAATCCGATCCTGGCTTATACCTCCGGCGCTTCCTCCCCTTCTGGGGCCGGGGGGTCTGGTACCGGTGGCTCCGGTACTGGCGGCTCCGGCGCTGTCGGGTCTGCTGCGAGCGGGTCCGCTCCCGGTGGCTCTGGCACCGCCGGCTCTGCCGTCGCTCAACCTTCAGTCAACGAATACGAAGCGGCTATCAGCTCAGCTATGTCTATGAAAACCCTTGAGGCAAATCTAAAAAATATGGACAACGTCACCTGGCGGACCGCAATGGAAGCCCGTCGAGCAAGTGCTGATGAAAGACTGACTCAACAAAAAGAACGTACCGAAGTCTATAATACAGAATCCGCCAAATGGCGGGCAGACCGTGATAAAAAATACGGTCCAAGTTCCGCACTCGGCGGCACAGCAAATACTGTCGAGCGGTTTATCACCCGCGCAGTTCAAGAATTAAAGGACTTTTTCAAATGACCTTCCGTGCACCCTACGAAACTCATCCGCGAGTACAGACCGGCGAACCCGGTCTAACAATGACCAAACAAGACATGCAAGAAGAATGCGATATCAACAACATTCTCGCCAGGTATCAAAAAACTGGCCTTATGACGCATGTCAAAAATTCGGGCGGCTATCAAGACCTGCCCTCCGACGTGGACTATCAAACTGGTCTCAACGTCATCATCGAGGCTCAAGCTTCCTTCGATGCACTACCTTCCTCAACTCGTAGAGAGTTCGGCAACGATCCTGCCGCCTTCCTCGCTTTCGTGGAAGACCCTAAAAACGTCGCCCGTATGGCCGACATGGGGCTGTTAAACGCCCCTCCTGAAGCCCTGCCTACCGAAGTAGGCTCTACCCCGCCTGTGGCGGCTTCACCGGCGCCAGAGGCGCCTATTGCGTCACCTTCGGTTGACGCCTGAACAGTTCACCACTAGATGTAACTGTTCCCACTGACACCAACCTAGGAGAATCCTCAATGCGTAGACGCAAAATGAAAAAATCCCGGTCAAAGAAACTTTTCCGGAATACAGCCGGCTACAAATCAAAAAACTCAGCCTACACACGTCCCATGAGGGGCGGAATCAGGCTGTGACATGCTACTCCCCTCTCGATGGTTACCGAGCTAAGGCGCTCGGCACCTCGGGGAAAAGGGGAATCGTCTTCAACCCTCAACTGGGGTACATCGACATGCCGGTAAAAATCCCCTGCGGACAATGCATAGGCTGTCGTCTCGAAAAATCACGTCAATGGGCACTACGCTGCTCTCATGAGGCCACTCTTCATCAAAATAACTGCTTCATCACCCTTACTTACAACGACGCTAATCTCCCTGATAATAACTCTTTATCTCTCAATCACTTTCAACTCTTCATGAAACGCTTGCGCAAAAAATATGGCTCAAATATCAGGTTCTATCACTGCGGCGAATATGGTGATTTAAATCAAAGGCCTCACTATCACGCTCTACTATTCAACCATGACTTCAACGATAAAATTCATTACAAAACTTCGAATGAAAATAAATATTACATCTCCGATTCTCTCTCGACCCTCTGGCCCTATGGCTTCTCCGTTGTTGGTGATCTGACTTTCGAAAGCGCTGCGTATGTCGCACGCTACTGCTTAAAGAAAATCACTGGCAAATCGGCCGATGAACATTACGGCGATCTAAAACCAGAATATGCGACTATGTCGCGCCGCCCAGGTATCGGGCAAGGCTGGTTCCAAAAATTCAAATCTTCCGTCTATCCCTCTGACTTTATCGTCAAAGACGGACAAAAAATGAAACCTCCAAAATACTACGACCGCCAGCTTGAAATCATCGATGAAAAGGAAATCCGCAAAATAAAATCACTACGGATTCAATCCTCAAAAAAACACTCAAAAGACAACACACCGGCAAGGCTCGCAACTCGGGAAATCGTACAACGCAAGCGAGCAGAACGCCTCATAAGAGGCATGGAGAATGAAAAATGATCTATCGAGTTTTTGCAGTCTACGACGAAAAAATCGCTGCCTATATGCAACCCTTCTTCTCTCCGACAATTGCGTCGGGCATACGGGCCTTCGCCGATGCTGCATCGGACCCAAACTCTATGCTCAACAAACATCCTGCCGACTTCACTCTATGCGTTATCGGCAACTTCCACGACGACCAGGGAGAACTAATCCCTGAAGAAATTAACAAACTCGGCACGGCTGCCGAACATCTCAACCTGGAGCAACCCAATGAAAATTAAAGGCGGTTCAAATCATAAATTCTCCGAGGTTCCAAGCGCTGAAATACCGCGCTCCTCCTTCGATCGCTCACACGGCTACAAGACAACTTTCGACGCTGGGTACCTTTACCCCATCTTCGTCGACGAAGCTCTTCCAGGGGACACCTTTGCGCTACGAATGACTGCTTTTGCTCGAATGGCAACTCCAATCTTCCCCATCATGGACAATCTCTATATGTCCACCTTCTTCTTCGCCGTCCCTATCAGACTTCTCTGGTCAAACTGGGAAAAATTCAACGGCGCTCAAGACGATCCGGGCGACAGCACAGACTTCCTAATCCCTGAAATGACCGTACCAGGCGGAGGCTACCTTGAAGGCTCCCTTAGCGATTATCTCGGCCTTCCGACGCAAGTCGCAGGGTTCGATCACACCTCACTCTGGCATCGCGCATATAACCTTATCTATAACGATTGGTTTCGTGACGAAAACCTTCAAGACAGCGTCGTCGTTGACACTGATAACGGCCCTGACACTGACACCGATTATGTACTTCTCCGTCGAGGCAAGAGACACGATTACTTCACTTCTGCCCTGCCTTGGCCACAAAAAGGCGACTCAGTCGTCTTACCACTCGGAACCGTCGCTCCCGTCGTCTCCGAAGGAACTGGTTTCCCAACTTTTACGGGCGGTGGCCACGTCGGATCTGAACTTGCTACGTCCATTGGACTGACAACTACTCACTGGGCAGACGGCGCTGCGGGTTCTACCGCTAACATGGTCTGGGCCGATACTGCTCTAGAGGCTGACCTGACAAATGCTACAGCTGCAACTATCAATCAACTGCGTCAGGCCTTTCAAATTCAAAAAC